TGCTCCAGATAGGAAACCTTTCTGTAGCCCATATACTCACCTCCAGAAGGGCATGAAAAAAGCCCTCACAGGATTGCTCCCGTGAAGGCTGTTCCCATATTCATTTGGCGATTATAATAATATCATAGGGACATACTCTCATACCATCACATTTACTCTCGTCTGGCAATTACTCCCTGAAAGTTGATTTGTTTACATTTTTAAAGTATACTATTCCTAAAATAAACGATCAAATAATCAATTTATAGATGAATGGGAGAGTACATGGAGACAAAAGAAAAACTGGATGTTATTGTCCAGCACTACATTTCACAGGGCCTTATTAAACTCTTTTCTCAGAACAAGAAGTTTGTATTCGAGTTTAATCTTCAGAATGATAAAATCTATCCCGAAGGCATTAGTACCACAATGAGTTCAAAGTACACCTATGAACATCCGTTGCTGGCAGGTAACACTTTGGAAAAGGCTTTCAAGACAGTTGAGGATGAATATATTCCTTTGGTGAAGGATATCGTTGCCGCTCTTGAAAATAACGATATAAAAACCGCAAAAACAATCGTAAAAGCTATTCTACCTCTTGTGTTGCTGTTCTACTACAGAAGCGGTGCTACACTCCTTGAGTTTAGCGATCATAATAATTTTGACAAGGAATCGGTGCTTAATAATATGCTCAAACGCATATTGGATCGCAAATACCTGGATCGGCTGGCTGCAACAATCATTAATGATTATACCTTCGTTGCATTAAAATCCGCAGAAGAAAGATTAATTCTGAGTGACCAGTACGTATCAACCGCTTCTCTGAACTGCAAAGGAAAAATTGCTAATTTCTCGAACCGAACAATCGGTTTTTCCAACTGCATGATTCTGGTTCCTCTGTCCGCAAAATATTATATCCTGTTTTACAACGGTAGCTTTTCGATGAACAAGCCCGTAATTGCTGACACAATTTATGATTTGGATGCAACGGATCTTCAAAGCATAAATAAAGTTATCCTTCGAAACAGTTATAATAAATGCCTCGCTATGCACAAAGAGGAATTAGACGCAATAAAGGATTTTAAAGCAACAACCTATGGTCCCAGCGGAACCATTATGAAATACGAAAACGGCACTGTGAAATCGTATACTGTAAAAAAGGAAGTATTCTTCAACGATGAGGATGAAGAAATTTTTGAAAAATATGTCACCTATTGCTCACAAATGATTCAATTTCAAAATCAGCATGGACGGACTATCGGACGAAACGACAAGTGCCTTTGTGGTAGCGGAAAAAAACTAAAGAAATGCTGCCTAAATAAATATATGCAAGCAAAGTATATCTACGATATGATTCGTTGTGACCAAACTTACTGGATGGCTACAAAAAGTATGTTTGTAGAAATGCCCATTAATGAATTCTGGGGATTTGAAAATGATCTGCCACCTTCATCACAAAATATAATAAACAGGGTACGCGATATACAGGAAAATGAAATACCCCACACCTAATAGGGGGTCATATGCCAACAAACAGGGAGCCTAGACAACAGATTGTCCGGGCTCCCTAAATATTATACCGGGCTGATTACCATTTTCAGTGCTTTATCCCGTAGCCGATAAATATGTTGAATACTGTAGTTCATTTCTACAGCAATCTGCTCCCAGGTTTTGAAACACAAAAATCTTAGTTCCAGAAGGGTCTGACATTCTGGATCTGAAACCGCTTTGATGGTTGCCACCATTTCACGTTTCAAATCTACCAGCTGGTCAATGTCAGCATTGATTTCATTTTCGAGATCAACAATTTTTGCAATAATATCTTGCATCTTGTAGACGTTGCAACTGCCTCCACCAGGCATATCACTCATCGTTGCGGTGGCCTTTGTGGTCAGTTCCCGGAGCGAAAGCACCTGCTCCAGCTTGCTGTTGATTCGCTGATCCAACCGATAAGCCTGTCCCAGATACTCCTTAGCGGTCATTCTTGCTCTCCTTTCCGGTGGCGGACTGCTGTTTCAGTTTTTCTGCAGCCTGCTTTCTGATTTCACGATTCTTTTTCCGGGTGGCCTTTCTGCGGTCACTGCGCTCCTTTCTCAGAATGCTGCTCATAGCTGCACCTGCAGTAGGATCATAATAGCCTTCATTATTGCGATAAATTCCGTAACCCATATTTATACCTCCAATTCATTCACTTCGATGTATAAGCCACAAGGATCGTCCGCCCACCGTTTTTCTACGGCTTCACTGACAACCTGGGCATCGTCCTTCCAGAAACCGCATCGGGTCATGCAGTCCTTCAGCAGCTTCTGGAGATTATCTGTATCCGGCTTTGTGATCCGCCACTCACCGTTCTTATGACGCTTACCCCTGGGGAACAGCCACAACACCCGTAAGGAAACGGGTCCAGTCATAGGCTTATCCGGTTTGTGAATGGCCAGATGTGCAGACAGCATATTTCTGGCCGCTTTCACTGCCGGGGGATCATAAAAAACCGGTTTACCCTTCACTACACGCACCTGCTTCATCTGAGCCGTGGATGTAGGAGGATCTATTGCTATAAAAAATTCCATTCTTAGTCCTTTCTGATTTGGCGGAAAACCGCCATTTCCTGTTCTCTTGTGGGGAAGGGCAGGCTTTCAGCCCTTCCCACACGAGGAACACACGAAGGAAACGAAGTTTACTTATATAAGCCCGTTTTCCTCTTCAAACGGAAAAGCGGTATTTTTCCGTTTATGGATTTTCGTTATGCCGACCAACAATGCCACCCTTCACCCAGAAATCTTCCTTCATTTCATTGAGCCGATCTCGCACACAACGGTTTGTCAGTTCCAGGTAATTAGCTATTGCCTGCACTGTGACCGGGGGTGACATACTAAGAACCTGAAATGCTGTTTCTATGGATGCACGGCGATCTTCTGCCCTGGTATACTTCCTGCTCTTGGAAAGGTTCCCCATGGGGCTTCCTTCCGCAAATGCGTTATGCAGCTGATCTGTGTCATCCACTCTGTGAATGGGATATTCAAACCAGAAGTTGACAGGCGTGACATTGGGGAATTCCCGGAGATTGCTTTCCAACCGCCAGGCTGTAGCACCACCGTCCTGGACATAGTTTTTAAGATCCTCTGTCATTTCCAACGGTGTCAGATCCAACTGGGCATCAGGGTCACGGGCAAACACACCGCTGCCAGAAGCTCTATCCATCGCTTTCTTTGCCCCCTGGGCTCCCTTGGAATGATGGTGGCAGTAAATGGTTGCACATCCGGTGGAAGTGCAGATCTTATCAAACTGATTGCAGAACAAAGCCATGTCGGAAGCATTGTTCTCGTCGCCGGTAATGACCTTGTAGATTGGGTCCACAATGATGGCATCAAAATGCTGATCATGGACACGGCGGATCAGTTTCGGTACCAATTTGTCCAATGGGACCGCATGACCACGCAGATTCCAAACGATGATGTCATCCATGTGTTTCTTCTGCCAGCCCAGTGCCTCGTAGATTTTCATGAAACGCATGATACAAGAAGCCGGGTCAATCTCCAGATTCACATACAGTACCCTGCCTTTTTTGCATGAAAAACCGAGCCAGGATTTTCCTTCTGCAATGGCAATACATAGTTCCATAAGGGCGAAACTTTTACCCGCTTTGGAGGGACCGGAGATCAGCATCTTATGACCGCAGCGAAGGATGCCCTTGATCAGTTCCTCTGGAAGTTTGGGTGGGTTATCTTTGTACGCATCCAGGGCAACCATGCCAGGTAGCTCGTCTGTTGCACCCTCTGCATAGTCCAACCAATCTGTCCAGGACTTTCTGCCAATGTTGGTAGCCACCAGATACTGCCGGTTACCATTACGGGTGACACCAGGCAAACGGGACAGCCGTGAAGGGTTGCGGTTCTGCTTATCCACCCGCAGGCCATTCTTTTCCAGGAAGTCATACAGAAATTCCACTCGTTTGCGGTACTCGGTATAATCTTCTGCGTCCACACGGACGATCGCATGGAGGCTCTTACCGCCGGAATGAACCAGACACGCAATGGGAAGTTCCAGCTTGCGGTACATGGCATCCTGATCCGAAACGGGCATGGTATCCGATTCCACCAGGGCAAACTTAAACCGGGTGATGTTATCGTTCTTGACACCTTCCCCGTCCACAGGATTAAAACGAATCCAAGCACCGACCTCCGGTTTCCAGTCGCCGATGGTTGCACCCATATCATTGGGGTGTTTCCGCAGAGAAGTGATCAGTTCTCCGGCAGTCCGGGTGAACACTCCTTTCGCCGGTACCCATCTGCCTTCGCCGTCCTGCCACACATCATTGGTGACATAGCCTACAAAGTCATCTTTCTCATACAGGGTCTCCAGATAAGTGATCAGTTCCTGGGTAGGATTCCAGGTATCCGGTGCCGAATACTGTGTAAATCCATCTCCGTCATCCATGATGGCATCATCCCAGTCCATGGCCGCTCCTTCACCGTAAGGTGTCCAACCACGATCTCGTGCCATCTGCACGATGGTGCCACCCTTAATGGGAGAATTGCATCTGCCAAAGGTACGCCATTTCCGTTCGCATTCACCAGGGTGATATCTGCTGTCGCCCCGGGACCAATTGTCCCAAACAGAGCAGTCATACCCTTCTGCCTGGAGTGCCATGCCAACATTGATCCAGTCCTGATATGACAGCGCTGACACATCGATATGTTGCAGTGCTGATAAAACATTGCTCATTTCCATTCCTCCGAATTAAGGTTGGTACTGCTTGGGATTCAGGCCAAACGGAAGTCTCCAGTTATTTGCCGCCAGCCGGGAGATCATTTTGGCAGCATCATCGAACTGCCAGGTGCCCACCTGCCGGAAGCCATACCGTTCCAAACAGCGTATTTGTTTTGGCGTGGAGAGTCCCGATTCCTGCCGTCTCATAAGTCGGTCGATCAGCATACTTGCCTTACCCATGTTCTCTATGGACTCTGAGAAGATGCCGCGCTTTTCCAGGAACTCCAGCTGCCGTGCAGAAGGCGGTGCCATCTCCCATGCAAATGTGGGAACATATCCAACCAGATCCTCCGCTGCGATCGACAGTGCATACTGTAGTGGATCGACCAGTTTCCGTTTCCGCTGCCGCATGATAGCCAGTTCCTTTGCAAGAGCCTCTTCACGCGCTGCCAAGACATCTCGCTCGGCCTGTTCCTCTGCTTCAATGAGGTCAAATTCCTCACCGCTGTCCTTCAGCCTCTCATCGATCTTTTTGGCAATATCCGCATCTTTGGAAACCAATGCGGACGGTCTGCAAAGGTCATGACGCTCTGAAAGCCACAGAAAATCCAACAGCAGCAGATGATCCTTACCGGGGTGCAGCCGCATTCCTCGTCCTACCATCTGTTGATACAGACTTCTGGCCTTGGTAGGCCGCAGAACCACCACGCAGTCTACAGATGGACAATCCCACCCCTCCGTCAGTAACATAGAATTGCACAGCACATCGTATCTGCCGTTTTCAAAATCCCGGAGGGTCTCTGCGCGGTCAGCACTGTTGCCATTGACCTCTGCGGCACGCAGGCCGTAAGCATTCAGAATGTCGGTGAATTTCTGAGAAATATGGACGAGGGGCAGAAACACCACCGTCTTCCGGCCATCGCAGTAATGTGTCATCTCCCGGGCGATCTGTTCCAGATAGGGCTCCAGAGCATTACCAATGTCACCGCTGCTGAAGTCACCGTTGGTGACCTTCACACCGGAAATATCCAGTTCCAGGGGGATCATCTGAGCCTTAATGGGACACAGGTATTTCTCTTTGATGGCCTGGGGCATGGTGTACTCAAATGCCTTACTGTCAAAATACTGACCCAGGTTCTTCATATCGCCACGATCCGGGGTGGCGGTAACACCAAGGATATTGGCATCTGGGAAATGATCCAACACCCTCTGATAACTGTCCGACAGGCAATGGTGTGCTTCATCCACCACGATGTCGGTAAAATAATCATGTGGAAAACGCTCCAGCCGCTTTGGCTGGGCAAGAGACTGAACAGATCCCACGGTGATCCGTAGCGGACTTCCGAGACTCGTAAATTCTGCCTTTTCCAGTGCACAATCCATGCCACAAGCGGCACGGAGTTTATCCGCTGCCTGTGTCAGCAGCTCGCCCCGGTGAGCCAGGATGAGCGCACGGCCACCCCGACTGACCTGGTTTTCTACAACCTTGGCAAAAACAACGGTTTTACCTGTCCCGGTGGGAAGTACCAGAAGCGTCTTCCGGTACCCCTTGTTCCACTCGGACAAGACCGCATCTTTTGCCTTGGCCTGATACGGTCTAAGTTGCATCATCAGAAACCACTCTGCTCCCAGGTCTGAGCGGGAGCCTTTTCAGCTTCTGCCACCCATGCAGGAGTCTGCTTCTTGGGGAAGAACGCAGGATCGTAGTCATAGAAACGATCCAGATCGTTGGTCTGCTTCTGCTCACCATCACGGTTGGTGTAGTTACGGGGCTTGAATCTTGCCCGGCCCTGAGAGCCAACCACCTTATTCCAGTCCATGACCAGACGCTCACCGTGCTTCTTCTGGCCGATGCAGCGGAAGAAGGAAGAGATCCTCCACTCCAGATTGCGGCACAGCAGGAGGTCGTGCTTCACATAGGCACAACCCTCACGGGTGTCTACTTCCAGGGTCAGTGTTGCCTTATTACAGGCAGGCAGCTTGGCGCTGCCGGGGAAATGGCCACGCTCGAAATTGGTGACTCTGAAGTTATAATCGCCTTCCTCCAGAAGGACAAATTCCTGGCCATCATCCTCGATGACGTCGTTCCAGTCCATAACAGCATTATTGTTGTACATTTTCATTTACCTCCATATTTCAGAACGGAAGCCGATCCGGGTCAGCTTCGATGGTTTCTACGATCTTTTTCCAGTGGGGAATGACCCATCCGGTCAGAAATGCCTCGGGATACTGATCAACGGGAACCATACCCGAGAAATGGCCCTTCTGGGCAACTACGGCCTGCAGTTCCTGTTCTGCCACCTGAGACTCCATCATCAGCGTCCTCACACGCTCCAGAGGAGTCGGCTCTGCTGCATCGGTGACTCTATCGGTGACAGATGCTGCCGGGGCGGCAGAATCAAAAAGGTGGGCGATGTTGCCATAGTCCAAGTCGATTTCGTCCGGGAGACCATGGCGATTCTTTGCATCCCAACAGGGATGATGGGTGGTGTGAATGATACGCTTACCGCCCTGGGCCTTTTTGGTATCATTCTTAGTAGCCACCACGATGGTCTTGTAGTTGCAGAACAGCAGCAGATCGCACCATTCTTTCAGCAACGGGGCCACCTGCTTGGAGAGTTTCATCTCCCAACGGTCATACGCACCCATCTCATCCGGCTGCTCAAATTTCCGCAT